TGGTTTGACCTGTACCGCCGTTTGCAACAGGCAGGGTTCCTGTCACGCCTGTAGACAGGGGTAGTCCCGTTGCGTTGGTCAGAGTGCCAGAAGATGGTGTTCCAAGTGCGCCACCATTGACCACAAATGCCCCTGCCGTGCCTGTATTGACCGCCAGAGCAGTCGCAACGCCTGTCCCAAGCCCTGACACACCTGTGCTAATCGGCAAGCCTGTAGCGTTTGTTAGAGTGCCAGATGAAGGTGTCCCCAAGGCTCCATTGAACAGAATAAATGCGCCTGTAGTTCCTGTGTTGACAGCCAAAGCGGTTGCAACACCCGTTCCCAAGCCAGATACGCCTGTGGAGATCGGCAAACCTGTTCCGTTGGTCAGCGTTACTGCGCTCGGAGTCCCAAGGTTGGGGGTGGTGAAGACAGGACTGTTGGTCAGTGCCAAAACAGTCCCAGAACCACTGGTGGAGTAGGAAGTGCCCCAAGCAGAGCCTGTGGAGTTGGGGATGCCTGCCGAGGGCCAAGTAAAGCCTGCGGCAGTTTTGGTGGCAATCGTCTGTACCACGCCGCCGTTGTCCTTGTAAAACAACTTGCCGTCAGTGATGTTGATCGCCAACTCGCCATTTGCCAAGTTGGTGTTTACAGGAACGGCTGAACCAGTCGTGCTGTAATACAGTTGAATTGGTGTGTATCCTGATGCCGCCATTTTAGAAAGTACCTCCAGAGATTCCACCAGTCAATGCGTTGGTAGAAGGATTGTAAGAAAGTCCTGCGTCAACTCCAAGTGCCTGATTGCCAGAAGATGAGGACGCAACAAATGGGATGTAAAAGTCGGTGTTGGTTGAAGTCGCCGTTGTGCCCACATTGGTGGCATTGGTGGCATTTGTCGCAGAACCCACAGAAAGAGTGCTTTGGGCGACATACTGAGGGGCAGTTCCCGAAGAAGTCAGAACTTGACCGCTTGTCCCAATCCCCAACTTTGACAGTGTTGTAGAACCAGAGGCATAGAGCAAATCACCAGAAGTGTAGGAGGCAAGTCCAGTCCCGCCGTATCCAACCCCTATGGTGGAAGCGTTCCATGTCCCTGCGGTCAGCGTTCCAACCCCTGTAATTCCCGTGTAAGAACCAGAAATGTAGGACGAACCAACAGTTCCAGAGGTGATCTGGTTACCGTTGATGGCAATTGAGGTATTTGAGGCAAGGGTCAACTGACCCTGAGCATTGACCGTGAAAGTTACCACAGATGACCCAGAACCATAACTTCCAGCAGATACAGCGGTGTTGGTGATGCTGAACTGAGTGCCTGTAAGGGTTAATCCTGTGCCTGCTGTGTATGCGCCCGGGCCAGCGATCTGGACAAAATCAATGGCTGTCGTTCCAATCGTGATCGGGAAATCAGTCGTCTGTACCCACTGCGTTCCAGCGTTGACAGTTCCATTGATGATGAAGGTTGTGTCGCCCGGGGCGATTTCGTTCTGCCCTGTCCCTACTTGGTCGTAGTCGGTCGCACGGGTCAGCACCCAGTTTGTCGAGACAGAACCTTGGTTGGTGACCGTATAGATGCCGTTATATGCGCCGTTGGTCATGTTTTTGACCAAAACACGAACGCCATTTGTCACATCGGTGGCGGTAAAGGTGTGCCCATCAATGACCAGTGCCGCCTGAGTTCCAGCGTTTGTGATCGTTGCACCAACACCTGACGAACCATTGCTATAGGTAACCGTTCCAAGGGTGGCTGTGGTCGCCCATTGACAAGCCGCATGGTAGTTGGTGTTTGATACTGCCGCATCCACATACTGCTTGGTGGCGGCTTGTAAGGCTTGAGTCGGGTCTTGAGTCAGCGTGACTGATGTCAAACCCGCCAAAGTCAGGCTTGTTGCACCCAAAGCCACACTGGTCGTGCCCAAAGTCAACGATGAATTTGCCAGATACGAATTGGCAATCGGACTTGCATTCCAAGTGCCCGTGGTCACCGTTCCCAATGTGGTCAGGCTTGTAGAACCAGCCAATGGAGAGGCTCCAACCGTGTTGTAGGAGATGGTGTAAGCAGTCGAACCATCAAAAGCGGTTCCAGATGCCGCACCAGAGCCACCATTGTTAAAGGTCAGACTGTTTGTCGTGGTAGATGAAATAGTCGCAGAACCACCCAAAGAAACAGTCGTTCCATTGATGATGATGGATGAATTGGTCAACGAACTGTTGCCAATGTTGGAAAGCGTATTGCTTGACCCACTGATGGTCTTATTTGTGAGAATTTGCGAACCAGTCAGTGTCGCAACAGTCGAATCAATGTCAATCGTGACAGGCGCAGAGCCGTCATAACTCCCGCCAGACAGCCCCGTGCCTATCGTCAGAGCATTTGGGTTTGACGCATAGATCGTTCCAGAACCTCCCAAAGCCACCGTCACCCCGTTGTAAGTGACGCTTGAATTGGTCAGGCTGGAGTTGCCAATGTTGCTCAGGGTGTTGTTTGCACCGCTGATCGTCTTGTTTGTCAGCGTTTCTGCACCTGCCAAGGTCGCCAAAGTGCCCGTGGTGGGCAAAGTGACATTGGTAGCACCTGTGGCAGTCAAATTCAGAGAAAACGCCCCAGAGGTCGAAAACGCCCCTGCTGTGGACAGATTTCCACCCAAAGATATGGTATTTGTGCCGTTGTTGACCCCTGTGCCACCGCTTGCTGGGTTCAGGATGCCGCTCAGAACAATGTTGCCGTAACTTGGAACAGAAGGAGAAAAGCCAGTTGCACCAGCACTAAAAGACAACAACCCACCAGCCAATGAAAAGGGTTGCCACTGTGTGGTGTATCCCTCAAAATAACCGTTGGTAGAGTTATAACGAATTTGCCCCGGGGTTCCAGCGGGTTGTTGAGCCGCAGTTCCGATAGGAATGGTCATCCCGCCGTTTCCCGGGATCACAGGGTTGTCAGCAAGAGAGAATGTCGGATTGCTTGGCCCACTCCCATTTGCCACATCAATCTGGTTTGTCGTGCCCTGCAAGACCACCGAAGTCAGCCCTGCCCCACTATTTGCAATCAAACCATTTGATGAACCAATGTTCGCAAGGCTCAAAACCTTGCCAGACAGGTTTACTGTCGGATTGCCTGCTACCCCATCACCATCGGCAATAGAAACGCCAGCAGTGCCAGAAACAAGGGTTCTAGGCACAATCAGACCAGACACCTTGTAGAGCAATCCATCTGCTGAGTTTTGTAGGCTCAACGCTGTGCCCGTCAACTCAACAGTTAAAGTAGACTGCGCCCCACCATCAACCAGAGTAACCCCGTTGTTGCCAGCCAAAGCCCTGCTGTTGGGCAGTGTTGGCTCTTGATTTAGCGTCAAAAAGGTCTGCGTCTGACTCGGAGAAACAGAAATTGCCTGAGTCGTTGTTCGTACAGTGATGCCTTGTTGAACTATGGGAACAAGTTCTGTCCCATCCAGAGTCTGTGCGGCAGGGAGTTGACTGATCTGAATGTTGGGCATCTTTTAATTTGGGTCTGGCGTTACTTCCAGCCCATCCAAATTTCCATCGTTTTGAGGTGTTTCAGTGTTTCCTTCAGTGGAAATCACAAACCCACCGTATGCGCCACCAGTTCCAGCAATGTCATTCGGATTTACAGCAACGCTGACATCAGGACGGGGAAAGCGAAGATTGATGCGCTCAGTCTTTCGAGCAGGCAGTCGATACGGGTCTTTTTGATCACGACAGTTTTCCTCGCAGACCATGAGACCGGGGAAGTTGAAGTCAGGCCCCAAGGTCGCATGAGGACGCTTCATCTTGCACCGATCACATACTCCAATCGCTATGTCGGTCAAACCCAGTGTATCGAGGAATCTTGGCATGATTACCTCGTATAGACTGAAATGTTCGGTGCGTAGTAAATTGGCGACTTGTCTCGTTCTTCCTGCTCTGCTCGTTGCAGATGCTTCTCTGCCTGAGCCTCCAAATACTGGATACGAGCCACATCAATCCCGGGCAACTCCAGCGCCATCTTGAATGCAAGCATATTGACAATGGCTTCATACCACCGCTGAGGAATCTCGATCTCGTTGGTGAGATCGCCCACATCCATGATCTGGCGTGAGTACCAAATCGTCATCTGGATAAAGGGATCGCTGGGGGTGGGCCAGAGGTAAATGGTTGCTTGCGGGATCGTGCGATCAAACCAGAACTGATACGGCTGGTTGGCTGTGAAGTTTTTGTTGGGCAGGTTCGTGTAATCGTCACGGTTCAAACGAGCCATCTGGATTTCACGGCTGTTGTTGCCAACATAGAACTCACGCACACTGAGCGTGTTCCCGCCAGTTTCCCTCATGCGGTAGTATTGGATCGTTGCCCCGGGGTCAATGTCATACCAAAGCCACTCGTTATCAACCCAAGTGGTCACTCCGCAGTCATGGATGGTTGTCCATGTCACTCCATCTACGCTGACTTCCAACAAAATGTGGAATTCGCCAGAAGTGCCCGGCAAAATGCCAATAGAACCAGCATAGACCTCGTTATACAAACCGTAATTCAACCCAATGTTGCCGTTTGGCGCAGTTTGAACCACTTTGGTCTCAACATCATTGTCAAAAGCGTTGACGGTGTAGCCAGAGGAGGAAAAATACCCACCATCCGAGTTCGGGGTTGGGCGATTCATCTGCCGATACAGCGCATTGAGCACATCAACACCACCAACAGGCAATAAATACTGGTATTGGTCAGCCTTCAGACCATAAACCTTCTTGTCAATTGCCCAATACTGGATGCCAATGTTGATCAGGTCACTCAGAAGGAAGAAAAGCGACTCCTTGGCAGACAAAACCTGCTCAGATGTCAGTTCTTCAGCGAGTTTTCCCGCACGGCGTGCTCCGTGGTCGATGAATTTTTGGACATTGAGGACTGTTGTTCCAACTGTTCCGCTGTAAGCCATGTTTCCCTCACCATCCCGGGCAGTTCCAACGCTTCATCGAAGCCCTAGAACGACTGCCCTTTTCAGATTTTTCAGCAACTGCCCCCATTCTGGCGCAGAAACTGTCTCTACGGGAGCCTCCTTGGGGCTGTGGAGCCTTCAGATGGCTTCCCGTCTCTCTGTTGTACTTCTCTCGACCCTTTGCGGTAAGCCCTGCACCACGGTCAACAGGCATCTTCTCGCCTCGACCCACGCTCAAGTTGACCTGTCCACCCTTTTTCTTGCCCTCTTCAGCCTTGCGCTTGACAGCATAGGCTATCGCCACCGCTTGCTTTTGGGGCTTGCCAGCGCCAATCTCAGCCTTGATGTTGGATTTGAAGGCTTTGTCTGATTTGGATTTGATTAAAGGCATGATTAACCACAGAAAATAGTGATTGCCGCACCAGTAGGCAACACAGCATAGATGTCAGTGGTAAATCGAATGCCGTTACCGGGCAACAAAGTTGCAATTACAGCCGTGTTTGTGGTGATGTCCAACTCAAGCAAAAGAGTGCCACCTGCGCCACCATCACGCAATTCTATTGTTCCAGCAGTACCGCCGGGTTTAATTTGATACCCGCCAAGGTTGGTTGCGCCACTGTAAATTGTTCCCGTAGCATTTGCGTGTTTTGCAAACACATTTGTCAATGTAGACATTTAAATCTCCAAAAAAATGGGGGGCGAACCCCCCACTTGGTTCAGCAACTTACCCGACCACCACGCTTCTTGGCTGTTTGACCAGTCTTCGTTTTGGTATCTTCCTCAATTACTTTGCGCTCCTGAGCACTGGGCGTACCCAGACCCATGATTTTCTTTGCGCCTTCGTAAATGCGGTTGGGAAGACTACGCATCGTCCGAGCAATGTCCATCTCGTCTTGGGACGGGCCAATGCTCTTGTCGTATGCGCCCTTGCTCAAGTCCTCGACTTCTGTATACCCGCCGCCAGCATACTTACTGACCTTGCCACCTTTTTTGAAAGTGCCACTCAGTTTGGTAATGTTGACAGGGGTAGAAGCCTTTTTCTTGGGCATTGCTACGGGTTTGCCTGTGTCAACAAGCCCCCCCGTAGCGTAGGCTTTTTTTGCTGAACCACCTTTCTTGTAGCCACCGGGCTTGCCCAGTTTCACATCGCCAGTAGGCGCAGAATTGGTGTCAACCTTTGCCTCGTGCATCAAAGTGTTGCGGTATTTGCCACCCTGACCTTCGGTGTTGATGATGCCCGATTTGGGCACACCACCTTCAGCCATTTTGACTTTGCCGCCCTTTTTATAGCCGCCCTGACCATTCACAACGCCACCTGTAGCGTATTCCCCCGGTTTAGAGGACTTCACCACTCCACCAGTCTTCAGCCCTTTGTGGGCTTTGCTGGCAGGCTTAGATTCGTGAGACTTCAGTTCTTTTTCAAGACCCTTCATCTCCTTCATCTCTGCCTTGTGCATTGATTTGGATTCGCCACCTTCAGCCTTGCCACCCTTTTTCATAGCGGGGGGCATGGACACAGGGGGAGGAACAGCCATCGCTTTACGGCGAACCGCCATAGAGGGACGCTTGGGAGCCATCGCAGATAGAGCGCCACCACGAGGTGCGCCAATCGAAGCGGAAGGCATATTGGAGGGCATGGCAGAGACCATTGCACCACCATCGGCTTTTTTGACAGCACCGCCCTTTTTGAGTTTTAACTCAATCGAAGGTTCGGTGGTAGCCATCTTTACCATCGGTTTAAATTGGCCCATTTTGCGCCTCCTTAAACTTTCTGGGAGTAAACCACTGTTAAGCGGTAAACACCCTGAGTGGTAGAGATAGTGCCATTGGGATCAACAGTGACAACAACCGACTGGCTTGTGCCGATGTCAGCCATAGCCGCACATTGTGCAGTGGTGAACGACAGGGCAACTCGACCACCAGCGATAGCATCAGTTGCCGACAGGTATTGTGTACCTGCGGCGGCTGTGCCAACAGTAATAGGGCAAGTGGTTGCAGTACCGCCACCAACCACAGGGGTCACCATCGTGTCCAAGAACAAGTTGATGATCTGAGAACTGGCAGGCAGTGTCAAAGTCGAACTCACCGCAGTACCTGCGGAAACAGTTGTGACAGTCGTAGTCTGGCTCAGGACAGCGTATCCACCATCCGTAGAATCAGTCAGAGCGTCAGAACCCATACGCACGGCAGAACCGAAGTATGTCTGAGACATTTTTTTCTCCTGTGAATAGGGGAGCCTAAGCCCCCCTGTTTCCTTTAAACGCCGGGCGTACCGTACATCGCACGAGGATCGGTGAAGCCGATGTCATAACGCTCAGTGGCTTTGTACCGCATGGTGTCGGTCTCAAAATCACCTTCCATCGTCTTCTCCAGACGACGACGCATCATCAACTTCATGCCCTCGGGAGCATCGGTCTGCACCCACCAAGCGGTAGGAGAAGTCAAACGGCTCATAACAGCCGCACCTTCGTCCAGCAAGCCAATAGACTTGACAGGGTTCAGGTCGTTGTTTGCCGTGCCTGCACGAAGGACAGACTTCAGCAGAACTTCGGCTTGGAAGATGTTGCCGGGGGCGACAACGATCTGTTTGGGAACCAAGCGGATTTTCTTGCCGTTGTTGTCCACTGCCTGACGAATCTGGATCAGCATCTGTTCCAAAGAGGTCTGCGACAGGTTAGCGGCGGTGGTCAGCAGGTTGCTGAAAGTGCCGTTCACGATGGGGTGCGAAGCGGAGTTCAGGGCTACGCCGTCACCACCAGCATAAGCACCGCCTGTGAAGGCGTTGTTCAGCACATTAGCCGCCAAGGTTTCCTTGGTTTCAATCAAAGATTGAGCCAAGTGTTTGGCATAAACCTGACCGATACGGATGTGGTCACCGTCTTCGACCAGAACTTTCGTCAGAGCGAAAGCCAGACCATAGACAGAGTACACATAACGCTTCAGGAACAGGACACCGCCCTGCTGATAGGTCACGGGTGTGCCATCAGGCAGTTGGGGAGCCGCACCGAAGCCGTACAGGACGGGTTCTTCGTGGTAGTTGCGGGGGATGCCGTCTTGCTCACGGAACACACGGCTCCATTCGTCGGCTCGTTGGTCATAGACTCCATCAAAGCATTCGTTGAGGATCGGCTCAACAATACTTCTAAAGTCTGTACTACGCATTGGGGTTGCCATTTGTCAGCCCTCCTTAAATTGCCGCCGCATTAGCGACATATTGATGTTCCGCAATCTGGCACTGGACGATGGTATAAGCATCACCCCAAGCGTTGCCCGGATACGGTGCGAGGTTGACAACACGCATTTGCTTGTTATTGCCTGCGCCTGCGGCAGAAGTGCCGAGGGTGCATTGGCTCAAGCCAGTGGTGGTGGAACCAGCGGTCGCATTGGTAATGTTGTATTGATCACCAATTGCGGCTTGAGACAAAGAGCCATCGGCTTGCATCTCATACACGACCAACGGGTCATCCCACACATACGCAACACACGAACCAGTCTGGTACGCTGTGGAGGCGGGCCAGTAGTTCGAGATGCGGCGGCGACCAGTGGTGTCAGTCCACTCAACGCCATCAAAAGCGCCGAGGAACGCATCACCAGATGCGGCAGGTTGAATAACGCCAGCAGTCACGAGTTTGACAGGCTGACCCTTCAGAATGTCAGAGCCGTAGCCCGACACAATTCCGTCAGCATACGCACGGGCACGATCCAGACCAGAAGGATGGAACGCAGGGCGCATACCGAACGGAGCAGAGGTTGCACTCATATTTACTCCTTGTTACCCCTCAAAAATGGGGGCGATGTTGGGTTGCTGTTTGTCGATTCGTCCGAAACCTTCACCCTCTACTTGCAGGAGTCTGCGATTTGAACTATCACGGGCTTGACCTTGCAGATTCTCCAATTGCATCTCAATTTTCTGCTGTTCCTCAAGAGGGGCAGTGTGGTGCATTTGGGTCATGACTGCTTGGTAAACATCCATTGGCAGTTTAAATAACAACATCTCGTTACAAGAGATAAAGCCAGTATGTTCGCCAGCCTTTACACGGAAAGTTTCGTAACCGGGCAACTCATCTGAAGTGACAGGTTTGTAGCCCAGACGCATCCGTTTATCAATGCTGTCGTAACTATTGGTGGTGGAGAGCCAGCACAGATGCCACCCGGGGATTGCATCGACTGGGATTTTCGGCAGAGCCGATTGCGTCCACTCATCGCTCCACGCCTTGAGGCGTTCCTGCGCTGATGCGAACTGTTCCTCTACGGGACGGCGGGTCTGGTCTTGCGAAGACCGATCTTCACGACCACCAGCAGAGAGAGATTTTTTGAGACGAGATTCAGCCATGATTAACTCCTGTAGCCTTGAGATTGACGAGCCTGTTCTGCATAACGCTTGATCATGCGGTTGCGTGACTGCGGGTTATCCCACAGACCTGCATCCTTGATCGCACGAACTTGTTCAGGCGACAACACGAAAGTGTTTCGTGCGCCACTTGAAGAAGTCGTAGTCTCACGCCCAGAACCAGTCACAACACTCCTTGGTCTACGAGAGGGTCGGTTATCTCTCCCGTCATAGTCATCAGTGTAATGGTGGGGCAGGCGTTTTTGCAAGCGTCTGTCCAACTCTTCCCAATAGTCTTCTGATGCAGGGTTCCAACCTTCTTTAACAAGTTTCTGGTCGATCACCTTGGCGATCTCAGAATCCTCGTCATCACCTTCGGGTCGGAACCACGGATTTCTGTCCATCCAACGAGTGGCTTGACGCTGGAGTTCAGCATTGGAAGCGGGGGCAGGACTGTTGGTTTGTTTAACAGCCTGTTCTTTAACTCGCTCCATTGATTCGATTTCACGCCGAGCCTCGTACCACATCTCTTGGGCTTTGGCGAGGGCTTCGCCGTCCCCTGCGGAGGTGGCTTCGGACATCTTCATACGGGCGTATTGCAGGCGCAATTGCTTGTCCTCAATCGCCTTGTCCAAACGAGCCAGATCAGCGGAATGGGTCTTGCGCTCCACATTGGAGAGGCGCTCCATCAGTTCCTGATTCTGACGCTGGAGCATCATCAGGCGCTGGTCTTTCTCCTCGTTGGTCTTTTTGATGTATTCCTTCTTGGCTTTGCGCCGTGCCCTGCGAGCAGAACGGATCGCCTCAGTGTCATCGGCATGATCACGATCATCATCGTCATCGCCAACTTCACCACCTTCGGCTCGTTGCTCTTCTTGATCTTCCTCGGCATCGGGGGAAGGGATGCTATCGGGCAAGTCAACAGTCACAGACCCATCAGCCTGTTCCTTGACTTCAATCTTTTCTTCTGTTTCAGTTGTCATGTTTCACCTCTTAAATGAAAGCACGCATAGCCAACGGGTCACCAGTGACCTTGGCAATGCACTCATGGTCGTTCAGGATCATGAACAGTGCGGGGTCTTCCAAGTCATCCTCGCCGGGAACCTTGACCTCCCAACGATCACCGCCCCACTTGGGGACACGGATGTAGTCACCAACCTCAACCCATGTGCCTTCGGGCCAAGGTTGCATGGTGTCTCGATGCTTGAATGCGATGGGGCCAATCTCAACGACTTTAGCCACCATGTTGTTCCACTTTTCAGTCTCTTTGGTCTCCTCGACCAAGATGATTCCTGCACTGGTTGCTTTCTTTTTGGTTCGGCGCAACTGAACAAGCACACGCCCACCAAGAGGTTTAGCACCCGGGTTCACGCTCGGAAATGCCCAAGCAAGTTCAGCGGCGTTTGCCACTTCGGGTTCATTCATGTTCATCTTCTTCCTTCAAGATGTTGTTTAAGATGTCCAAGGCTTCGGTTAAACCTTGGTATTGACCAACCATGCGCTGATACGCCTCCCATGTAGACGCATTTCCCTGCGCCAAGGAAAGAGCGAGGTCGCTCTGTGAGGCTTTGATACCAGCAATCAGGTCTCCTACTGTTCCCATTTATTTCTTCTTCGCTTGGCTCAGACCTCCTTGGGGCTTGGCGGGGGCAGGACTGCCACCCTTGGTTTTCAGGGAAGTGCCATCAAGGTTCTCGCCAGCGGCGATACGCTTGTGCATAGGCACTGCTTCGTTGTGGTACGGGTTACTGGATGCCATAGGTTCCTCCTGTTGTGGCACGCTCTTCCAATCTCAACTTTGCCGCATCACGGTTCAGTCGAGCCGCTTCAATGCGCTCTTTGGTCTCGTTGTCGCCGTTGGCAATCGCCTCCCGCAACTGCAAGTCCTCTTGTTTGAACGCAAACTCTTCCTGTTGCTTTTTCTGTTGCAACTGGATTTCAGCCTGATCACGAGCCGCACGGCGTTGAGTTTCTGCCATGCTGGTCTGCTGGAGCACCAAAGCCTCTGGTGTCATCTGAGGTTGAGGCTTGAACTTCTCCAATTCCTGAGCCATGCCCTGAATGATCGGCATGATTCCGCTGAACACTTGCTGTGCATCCAAGTCGGTATGCTGTGATGCCACCGCAAACAACTGATCCACCTTCGGGGTAACTTGCGGAAGGTCGTAATCTTTGACTTCCTGACCCACAGCCTTGTTCACATACCCATTCATGCGGTTCAAATACCACAATGTCAGGTGCTGTTTGATGTGCTCGATGGCGTTGGGGATGTATTTGGGTGCAATCAGGGGGTTTGCACCAAAGATCGGGTTCTTTGCGAAGTCCAAATGCGACTGAAGGTGCGCCAAATGATCTTGCTCGATGTAAGCGTAGGCAGATTGACCCAAAGCCATCGCCACATTTTCGTTTGCGGCATCTCGCTTCTCAGGATCAGGCACTCCAATCATCAATTCGTTGACTTCAGGCACTTTAATCTGCTTCAAGAACCTCTCAACGACCGCTTTTCGGTCAAAAAGGTCAGGATTCTTGTCCATCAGAGCCATGACAGCCTGCATCTGAGCCATTCTCTGGGTCTCAGAGAAGATTGCAGGGTCAGAGACAGGGATCACATCGGTATTGCGCTTGAAATCCTCCTTGCGGATGTCCAAATCAGCGACAACTTCACCCTTTTTCTGCTCATCCAAGTACCAACGGTTGATGCGACCGAGGATTTTGAGCATCCGAGACTGTGCATCGTGCAGTCGGGCATGGATGGCGGCAAAAACCACTGCACCTTGCTCGATCAAAGCCTGTGTTGTGCCCACAGGAGCGTTGGAAGTGATGTCTGCAATCTTCTCTTCAGCCGTTGTGACCACGCCTTTGGCGGCTTGATCAAGGAAACCCATGAGTTCAAACAGCACTTGAGAGGGCGGGTTGAAGGGCATGGGCATGGCGATCTTGCGAATGTCGTCCACCCCGGGCGCTCCCTCAATCTCAGCAACCTGAGTCACCTCAACTTGGGTGCTTTGACCGCTGATTTTCGCCCCCTTCAACTTCAGCATGGTGGCGGCGTTGTTAATGTGAGCAGAGTCAAGCAAAGCACGCAGGCTACCAGTGAGAGCGGCACTAAGACCGCCAATGAGATGAGGAAGACCCACCGCATAAGCACCTCGCCACGGGATGAATTTGTACTCGATCAGCCAATCCAACTTGGTCATGGACTCATCGCCCTGCTCCCAGTTGCGATACAAGCCCACAACCTCGCTCTCCAACTCATCAACCATCAGGATGTAGGGAGCCATCTTGCCTTCTGACTGGCGATCACCCTCCAATTCCAGCCATGTGTAGATGTGATAGACGGTGCGAACGCCATCAATGTTCTCAGCATCATCCTTGCGACCTTCGATCTTGTCGTTGGCTTTCTCCGCTTTGGTCTCCTCTGGAGACATGGATGCACGGATGTAGTTGATGTCACGATACAAACCACGCTTGACCCGTTGGTCAAACTCCCATTGGGTGATGTCCTGACGCTCAGTGACACGCTGAGAGGTGTAGAAGTTTCCTGCGGCAAACGGCAGGATGATGTTGTCGATGGGCACGAACTCAGCACAGGGACGCTTTTTGTCCTCGTCGTACCAGAGTTTCATGTACTGCGACCCACCCAAAGGCAACTGAGTCAGCATCTGTTCCTGTTCGTCACGGAACTCTTCAATCTGCTCAGTCAACTGCCAGTTCATGAAGTCACGCTTGCGCTCGGCAACGACCAACTTCTCTTTGTCCACATCGCCAAGGATTTTTGTTCGGGTTGGCCCGTTCGGGGGGAACAACTCCTTGATCGCACGAGAAGCAAAGTCCACACAAGCCTCAGCCATGACGGGGTGAACCACACGGCTTGCGCCTTGGAACTGAGCACCCCCGGGCGCATCATTACCCATACCAGTGCGTTTGATGCCCTCCTCATACTGCTTGTCCCGCAGGCTTCTGGCTTCCTTGTCCTTGTCGATCAGTTCAAGGTAGCGTAGAGCAATGTTGTTGAGGTCATAGGGGTCGATGTCGTCGCTCTCAGCGAGGTTCTGGTAGAAGTCCTCATCTTCGTCAGGCCCACGCAATTTGTCATCCATTGTGACCACAGCAGAGCCGTCGGGCAGTTCCTCGATCTGAGCCTCATCCATGTCCAGAGGAACTTCGATGGAGCCATCCTCGTATTGGGTCATGCCTTCTGGCATATCCTGAGCAATCTCATCCGCTGTCATCCCGGGGATTTCACGCCCGTAGTCAGGCTCGATGGGGAATTGTGTAGCCATATTTAAGCCTTAGCCTTTCGTTTGTTCTTTACCTTGATCAGCCCATTGTCGGCATTTGTTACTTTGCCGCCTTCTGCCATCTTTAATTCAAGTTTTTTACGGCGCATATAGTCATAAACCTCTTGGATGTTGTTGGGATCAAACTCTCCCTTCATAAGTCCTTCTTGGTAGGTTTTGACTGCATCAATGTTTCGTTGACCAATCTTTTCTGAAATAGCGTTTTTTCGCTTTTCCATTGCGCCGATTGCCATGTTCCTCAATGCTTCTTTTGATGCATTGGGGTATTCTGCTTTCATTTCCTTGTAAATGTTTTCAAATGTTTTTGGCATCAAAATTTCAACAGGCATATTTGGCATAGAGCCTGCATAGACGCCAGGGAAATCATGACTATAAGTTGACGATTTTGATGGGCGCAACTTGCCAAACACATCCAATTCTGCCGCCACATTACCAACATAACCTTTAGGAACACCTTTTAGTTCTTCAGCCAACACAGAGCCAGTCAAATCTTGTATGTTGTACCCAAGCCGTTTTTGTTGCTCAACTAATGCCATACGATCCATGAATGCTTTACGCATATTCATGTCCGTAAAACCACTGATCTTTTTTTCTTTGTCTGATGGCAATCCGTTTTTCAATTGTTCAAAAAATTCTTTGGAACCAAACGGAGCCATGTCCTTAAATACGCCTTTTTTGCCTTCAAAGACCATGTTTCTCATGCTCTCATCAAGGGCTTTTTTTTCTGCCTTTTTAAGACCAGCCTGTTCCATGATGTCAATCATGATATCTGTTGGAAAAGTAGAAGCGTATTCAGCTTTTGCACCCATGCGAACAGGAAAACCAAACACCCTTCCAGTTCCATTACCAAGCAACTGATTTTCTACAGATGCTTCATTTATTCGATCCATTATTCTTTTTGCAATACCCTCATTTGAGGCTCCAGCAATTCTTTGTTTAATGTGTTGAAGATCACGCATATAGTCATCACCGCCTTCTGTCAACACAGGCTTTTGCAGTGGAATATCTGATACTTCAGTTACCAACTTGTTTCGGCTGGTTGCGTCCCACGGAAAGATTTTGACTTGAGAGCCTTGCAAGTTCTCAATGTTCAAATCTTGTCGAGGAGCAAGACCACCTGTGTCAGTTACTTTGTATCGAATGCCGACATCAGGATCAGGCTTAAGAGGTGTATGCGGTTTATAGACACTCATGACTTGAGGGGTCAAAGCATTCAACACGCCTGACTTGCTTTCCCCAAACATAGCCTTATCAATCTCTTTTGCCGCCGCTTTGCCTAAAGCCTTTGCGCCTTTTAAGGCAGGCTTTGAGAGTGGAGCAAGAGCTTCAATAGCACCAGATGTATCTTCTGGAATTATCGGGACATTTGCCTTGTTAATGTTTGTGATGGGCTGACCATATGATTTGCGTTCAAGCGTCCGAGCCAACTCAGGAATTCGCAAAAAATTTGCAATTTCCTCTGTTACGGGGTTTTTGTAACCAAACTGTTCTTTGGATGCGTCTTCAATTGACTTTGCCAGATCAGCCGCCATCCCCCAACCTTCACTACGAGGAGTGGCTTTAACTTCACCTCCCTTGTCAAACCCCCGATCCTCAACCTCCATCATCATGGCATCGGGGTTGTCAGTGATCTGGACAGGCTTAGGCTCTTCCATCTGGGTTGCGCCAATACCGACAGGGGCGGCAACCGAATACATCGGAAAGCCCTTCTCGGTGAACTCCTGACGCATCTCAGGCGTAATCTTGAATGAGTGCAAATCAATGTAATTTGGTTCACCAGAACGAATCATGCCAAGACCAGCACGATCCTGAACCATCTTTTCTCCAGATTGGAGAGGCATGGTCTCAACCTGAACGCCATACTTCTTGCCAAGGCTGTTGAGGTAGTCGGGCAACATCTTGTCGTAAAAGCCCTTCATGCCTTCGCCGCCCACTTGCAGGTCAAGGCCAGTCAAAGTCTTTTTACCTTCACTGACGCTACCAGCAGGGAATTCTTTACCTTCTCCGCTGACAATCTTTTGAGCGACTTCTTTGCCAACCATGTTTTCCAACTGGCTTTCAGTCATGGTTGGCTCGTTTAAAGCAACTCGCCCATTTTTATCAACGGCAGTTAAAGAATATGTGCCATCAGCATTTTTGCCATAGTTGATTTCGTTGAGATGCCTGCTCAGGTCATAGCGTTCTGCTTGCACAACCCCGGGAGAGATGGCAACCCTGTCATATCCCTTTTCAGCGGCATCGGCAAGGATGCGGTTCATCATCAACTCATGCCAGTTCTTTTTGAAGGGTGCGTCAGGAACGCCTTCTCTGGCTTTGAGTCGAGCCTGATGCAGAGACATTTGCTTTTCGCTCTCACCCAAGAAATCAGCCAACTTGCGGGGATCATCTGCAATTCTTTGAGCCATGTTTTGACCAAGTGTGGCGGCTTTTTCTTCAGCCACGCCCTCTTTGATCATTGTTTGTTTTATGTCTTCAGCAACTCTTTTTTGCAGATCATTTAGGTAGTCAACATACTCTTGCTCTGCATTTTTATTTGCATAACCCTTCTTGCGCCCTGCCTGATGCCAGTCAGATTGAATCTCCTCGACATGAAGCACTCTTTCGCCTTCAGGTGTTACACGATCAGATACACGAGCATGAGCAATCACATTCGGCTCATCATAGTGACTTGAACGAAATGCCTCTTGTTTTTCAGCGGCAAGAAGTTTGTCGTGCATATATTGATCATCTGCACCAGCGGCACGCCTCCAATCAAGGCGACCATACTTTTGTTTCATCTCATCTTGGAATTTACGCAAGTTTTCTTTTGCTTGGTGAAATGTATCAGGCAACTTCAACAAAATCTCTCGGTAGTTTTGACCGCCGGGAAGAATTAAGTCAGGTCTATCATACTTAGGTGGATTTGCTTGGCCTTGCCCTTCCAAGTCTAATTTTTCAGCACGAGTATTCAAAAACTCTGCTTCTCTGAAATACTTTTCAGCAGTCAGATTATTACCTTGCTTTTGCGCTCTTTGACCAGACCTTGTTGCCTGTTCAGCGGCATCATAAAGAGTGTTAATAGTGCTTTGATCCCTGATGTTCATCAGTCGGATCAATTCGTTGTATTTCTCTTCTCCAAATGATGGGTCATCAATTGGATGTTGTTTGAGAGCTTTGTATTCTTTCTCAAGTTCTGCAAGCCGTTTTGCATCAAACTCTTGTTTGCCACCCAAAACCTTCTCTTCCAACTGAGCAGGGGGACGCTTCTCCAGTTCCTCAAGGAAACCTTCCTTGGTCATCTTGGGCAACGCTTTAATCTCGTCCAGTTTGCGGTGCTGGATTTCAGCAGGCTTCACGCCTTTGGCTTTCTCCAATTCCTTCATGAACTCTGCGCCAGTGCCCTTGGTGCGGGGCAATTCTTTGGCAACCTCGTCCACTTTGGAGAAGAAAGACAAAACTTTCTTTGCGCCACGTTCAGCCAAACCGCCTATACCAAAGTGCTGGTCTTGCAACTCCAGCATCATGGTGTCAGGGTTGTCAGACACTACAACGCCGCCTTCTTTATATTCGTGCGGAGGCTTGACGATGATCTCTTCGGGCAGGATGTCATAACTTGCGTAGGGAAACTCAGCCTGACGCTGGCTTGGCGACATATCCATGCGCTCTTGCACCGCCCGTGCCTCAGCCTCTCCTCCAAGCCGCTTGTAATAGTCTCTAGCAACATTTTCTTGGAGATACCTGTCGTATGCGGGATCAATTCCTTTTTGCAAGTCTTTGGTGTATTTGGTGTAGTCCTTGCCAGCCTGCTCCATGTCGGTGTATCCACCTTGGCGCACGAAGTCCTCATAAGGCATAGCCTGAAGCATTTTCAGACGTTCTTTTTTGAGCATCTCATAGGCAATTGGGTCACTAAACGCAAACTTCGGGTTGCCGCCGGGGTGCATTCCCTCAATTGTTTGCACAGCGTGTTGCATCTCATGCAAAGTTGTTGAAGTTGGATTGCCCCGAAGACCTGCATCAAAAATATCCATCGCCAAAGAACCCGGAATTTGTCCATGGGAGGGAACAATGCTCAACTGCCCTCGTGTCGATCCACTGCCACCTTCAGTAGTGATATTGACATTGCGGAGTTCTGGATACGCCTTGTACAACTCAGGATGTTCAAAGATGTATGGGGCATTCAAACCTTGTGTGCGGGGATTGCGCTGACGTAACTTATTCTCACCCTTAAGCCCTGAAATCTCTTCCCTTGCTTCTTTCTTGGCTTCGGTCAAAGCCTTGGGGAACAAGTCCTTTTGAGGGGTAGGAGCGATCTGCTCTTTAAGTTTGTCAATCGCCAGTTTGTTCTCAGCGATGCGGAGTGCCCGATCTTCAGAGGTCAGGAACTTTGCGGCTTGATCGCTTATCTCTTGCCGCCAGATGCCATCAGCACCACGGAAGGTTCCTGTGGCTCTCCATATGTCCACAGGATCAGCGCCCTTCTTTTCCATCGCCACGGCTTTCATGGCTCGGTTTCCATCAAAGGTCTTGGCGTTCGGGCCGATGAATGTCAAGCCAACAGGCATACCCTTAGTCATTTGAGCCAGCGGAGCAACAGCCATAGCCGCATCAACCACTTCTTCTCGGGGGCGAGTTGTGCCACCAATACCACCAGCACCAGTGGTCAGGGGTTCGCCATAGCCTATGCGCTCAAGGGTCTTGGCAACAGCAGGCAAACCCACCAACTCACTGAGCATTTCACCGGGCGGGTTCTGATAGCCAAAAGGCTTGGACAGGAACTCATGCGCTTTCTGGACGGCTCTGGACACGCCCAAGGCTTCCTTGTTCTTGACAGGCGTTGCCTTCATCTCGTCTTTGTTTGCCCTGCCACCTTTGTCGAAGTGCTTCTCCTCCAACTCACGGCACATGACTTCAGGATCGTTGGAAATGGAAACGCTTCCACCTTCCTTCTTGCGCTCAAGGATGTTTAGCAGGTCTTCGTTGCCGGGGAATACCACAAAGTTGCGTGTGCCTTCGCCACCTCCACGACTTCCACCGTCTAAATACTTGATGCCCGGAATTCCGTAGTGACGCAAATCCATTGATGCCGCTTCTCTGGCTGGATTTAAATTTACTTTTGCGCCACCTTCAGGGCCAAGGGTTGCGGCGCTAACAGACCCATAAATGCCTTCGCCTGTTAATTCTTTTGGATCGCCATAGTATTTCATGGAAGGGTTGTCTTCCCAATACTTGAGAATTGCTTTCTGAACATCTGGATGTTGTTTATCAAACTTGACATCCCAATCAAGCATTCTTGGAATTGCTTCGTCAGACAAATCAATTTTGTAAAGCCCACCAACTTCTGGTGGATTCTTTTCATACCAACTAGCAAACTCTTTTGCCGCCTTCATGTGTTGCGGCGTGTAACCTTCATCAGCGTTTCCAAACTTTGCCAAAATATCTTCTGGGTCTTTATGAAGCATGGCATCTTCAAGCACTTCCATCATAGGGTAGTTGCTTCGCCTTCTGGCTTGTTCATAAAGCGTTAGCAGTTTTTGTTCATACTCTGGAGACCTTGGCTGATATGAACTGCCAACACCCTTGGCTTCTGCCGTGTAATGCCCATGACCATAAGCCTGTGCGCCCTCGCCAGTACCAATCTTTCTTGGGTCAAACTCACCCAATGGGTTTTTGGGTGTCGGGGCAAACTTGTGTGGTGAGCCATGCCATACAGTAAGGTGTGGCGCACCAGCGGCTGATGCCTTGGCAAACTCTTGCGCCCCATGCTTCAATGCGCCCGGTATTGCGGCTATGGCTCTCAATGGCGATCCACGCCCTGTATAGAACCCACCAGCCAACTGCCCCAAGCCTGTGGCGGCTTGACTGACAGGCGACTCAGAACGGAAGGGGATGCGCTTTTCGATGTCTTCCGAAGTCGGGAGGATGGTCTCTTCGCTCAGACCGGGGAGCAAACGGATCAGGGATTCGATGTCGCCGGGAGCGCCCAAGACACCAGACAAAGCACCACGGGCAAGATCAACAGGGACATTCTTGGCGGCTTCTGCATCCTGCTTGGATCGCTTTGCCTTGAGATGCGGGAACACGCCAAAGGCGGCTTTGTCGTCAGCCATGACTTACCTCAGAGGGTTGAGTTGTCATGATTATGCCCTTGCGCCTTCTTGTTTGTCCAACAGTTCCCGCAGTCGGGTTTCCATTGACACACGCCAAGCCTCTCGCACTTGGTGGTCGATCCACTCGTCGAGCATCCTGTGGAGGGCTTGCCTATCGACTCCAGCCATGCCTTCGCTTCGGGCAAACTCAAGGCGGTTTTCGCAGATGACAATCTTGATGGGGTGGACTTCTTCATTCGGCATAGGGGTTGACACGGCGTTTGGCTCCTGAGTCAATGTAGTCATCATCATCATAAGGCTCAGGAGGTGCGCCATCAATGTCGATGAATCCTGCATCCCTCAAGTACCTCAACGCCTGTGTGGTTGAGTCTACAAAGTCATCATGCGTTGTGTCTGGAAATGAACACAATTGGCTTAATAGTGGTTCTGCCCAGTCCCTTACATAGCCCGGTCTCTGGCTCGACTCAGGCATCCAGACTCGACCTCTGGCGAACAGGTTGGACACAATGTTCAGGCGTTGCATCTTGTCAGCTGATCCGGGGTTATACGCTCTGGCTGGCAGGTGCGCCCTCTGGAGGTCTTGGATCAACTGAATCCCTGCTGACTTGTCCTCGATCAGGATCAGGTCAACCCGCTTCCTGTCCTTGCCTTCCCCAAAGACCACCTCGTAGTCTTCCTGAACTTTGGGGCGCAGATCAGGGTATTGGAGGCGGTCTTGCCAACAGTCGATGAGCATGGCTGACATTGGGCCATCCGTCGGTTTGAACACACCCCAAGTGCTGGAGGCTGTTGGATCATTCTGAGTTTTCTCAGAAGTGGCGCAGTCATAGGATTGCAAAATGTACTCGAAGCGTGGGAACTCTTTGCCGTGGGGCCAGAGTTTGATCATGTCCCGTTTGATGATGCCGAACTCCTCTGCATCGAGCACTTCAGCATGGATTTCCTGCCGTCCAAGGCGTGTGCCCTCATAGGACAGAATCTGCTTCTGGAACGATGGCGCAAGGTTCTCGATGTTGGCGTAGGTGGATGCGGTGATCAGATACACATCATCACCTTCCCTGCCAACCAACTCAACGATCAGGTCTTTGGGCTTAGGTGTGGTGGTACACAGAATGCGGGTTCTTTTGCCCAATCGGACAGAAAACATCAGTTGCGACCAAACCTCATCGAGGTAGTCATAGGCGGCAAGTTCATCACACCACGCCCCGTGGAACTGAGGGCCTCGAAAGCGTTCAGGCTCAGACGCTGGAATGCCCTTGATCAGACTTCCATTGACCAACTTGAGTTCGTGGAATGCCCTGTTGTAGTCCTGAATTAGAACTTTAGGTATAACATTGAGCAGTCCAGAGTCCCCTTCAAAGCAAGTCGCCCGAACATCAGAACTCGTGGGAGCAGTGACCAGCCATCTGGTTTCTGGTTCTTTGTATGCCCACCACCATATTTCCTCACTGGACGCTCTGGTTTTTCCTGCGCCTCGCCCAGCGAGAATTAGGGCAATGCTCCACCAGTCCTGAACGGGAAACTTCTGGTGGTCGTGCGCCCTTGCCAACCACTCTATTCTGGCTTTGTAGGCTTGCTGATCAAGCGGTGTCAGTTTGCTGAAGCGTTCCTTGGTCTTGGGGTCTTTCAGCACCACCTCAAGTGCATCAACCATTTTTGCGGCGCAACTGGAGGTTTTCTACCACCTCATCAAAGAACTGGACTTCGACCTTGTGGCTCAGTGGGTTTTCTGCATCTCCAGACAGTTGCACCCGATCCCCATACTTCTTGGGATTGAACTTTGCCAGCAGTTTCAGGCGGGTTTCGACCTGAAGTTTTCTTGCGTTGACATCGTCGAACTGAATCACCGACCTATTGATGTTGCCAGTCTTGGGGTCTTCTGTAAGAGTAATCTTTTCACTTAGCATCGGATTGTCAGCAATTCTTAAACAATCCTCTGCTAAAGCATCGTATCCAATGTCCCGTGCGTGTGCGATGGCTCTGGAAAGACCGACACCTTTCTCACCCAAAGCGTCATCCCTGTACATCCAATCGTAGACTGTTTGCCAAGCGGGGAAGCCATCTTGTCTGCATATCTCTCTGAGGGGAATGCCATCAGCGAGCATTTCGCACATTTGTTTGGCTATTTCGGGGGTGTATTTGGAGGGTCTGCCTGTTTTTTTCTTTTGCGGCTCGGTTCCTGCCGATTGCATAGCCTGCTCAATGGCTTGTTTTGCCACTTTTTCGGCGTTTTGGGGCGTTTTTTTGGGTTCTGAAGGGTTTGGTGAGTCCATGAGTTAAACGGCTCCTATAGCCCTCAGTTTAACTCAGCGTTTGATTTTGGTTCAACCCTCCCCTTTTTTGCGGGGATTTGACTTGTTAATTAACAGCCGTTCTTCTGCTTGAGTTTGGCTTCGGCGTTTCGGATTGCCTTGTATGTGTCGAATCCGTTGTCCAACCCAACGCAGTCATCCAGTTCCTCATCCGTCAGCCCAACCCATTCACGCTTCTCTGCTTCTGCTATGGCTTGATCAAGTGCATCAATGTTCTTTCGTAGCATTTTTGCCCACTGGTCGCAAGCTGGGATGTTGTCTAAGTCCGTGTTCAAATTCCAAACAAAAGCGTTTCTCGCCTGTCGCATTACTTTAATGCTCATGTGTTCTTCTCCTTGAGTTTGGCTTCGATGGCTTTTGCAATTTCGATTGTGTCGGTGTTGTAACCTCTAAATTGCAAAACATTCCAAATTTCTTCATCCGTCAGCCCAACCCATTCACGCTTGGGTGGAAATGCGTAGAGGGGCGTGTTCTGCTTTAGGCGCTTACCTTTTTCAGCCCACACGATGTCATTTTCTGCACTGCTGTAAACAACCCACGCCACAGGCTCTTGCTTCTCTGCCTCTGCGATGGCTTGGCGTAGGGATGTGATGGCTTCAAGTCTGCGGTGCTTGAAAATGTGTTCTCTTGATTCTTCCAACGCCTCAAGTGCCTGTTTCATTGCTGTGATGATCATTTTTTCTCTCCTATGCCGTGGGCGGCTTCGGCAAATCTAACGCCTTCCATAAAGGTATCGCTGTATCGTTGTGGCATGGGCATTTCAAGAAACGCCTGAACTACTTGCTTAGATGTCAGCGGCTCACGCTTGGGTGGGGATGTGTTGAAGGTATAAGTTCGTTCAAATAACTCACGACCTATGGGATATTCTTCGCCAGCAACCCCCCGCATGATCAAATCATCATGGCGAATCGGTGTAATTCCTTCTCTTGTGCTGACATGATTTTCACCATCCCATTGCTTGCGAACATGAACTACGATGGGCAACTTTATGCAAGGAGTCCACTCGTCAGATAACGCCACAGGCTCTGGCTCTGGTTGTTCCAATGCTTGTTTGATGGCGGTGATGGCGTCTTCGACCTCATCCATAACTCGCATTGGCCCTGCCCATTGCCACCCTGTGACTTCAATTAACGCCTCCAACGCCAATTTGAGAGCTTCATCTTTGGTCATTTTCATCCTCTACCAAATCCCATGCATCTTCACGCTCTTGACGTCTTTGTTCTTCTCTGCGCTCACGCATGGTCTCGTTGTATTCGTATTGTTCTGCTTCAGTAAATGGGTTATTCATTTGGCTCTCCAATCATTCGTTTGATCGTGAAAAGTTCTTTGTGTTCTGGGTGCCTTGCCCTCCACAGTCGAGCATAAAAGGCAATGTAGTCGTTGCTGATCTTGAACTCGTCACCAGTGGTCACAATGCTGACCTCCCATCTGATGCGGTTGATGATCAGCCAGTGACTGATGTGCTTGCGCCCTTTGGCGACTGCCTCAAGGCTGAATCGCTCAAAGTAGTCCCAGACCTCTGGGTTGGCTTTGTGCCACTCCCAGAAGTCCCTCTTGCGCTCGTCAAACGACTTGTTCATCTTTGAGCAATTCTTGCAAGGCTTGCATCAACTCTGTCGCTTTCTCAATGGTCATGCGAACACTGCATGAAGCACCAACAATGTGAACACCCATGTAGATTTCAGGCTTGCCAGAGTCAAAGTCCTCGCCCAGTTCAATAAAAATGTTGCTGTAGTTCTTGGCTTTGATGTGGAATTCTTTGGACATGATGTTCTCCTTCAGACAAATGAATAACGGCGCTGGTAATCAAGGTCAGCCTTGATCTGTTTTTCACCCTGATAGATGTCTTTGTTGGACAACTCAGCAGGGGTGTCAATTTGGTTGCCTTCCTCGTCCACGAAGTAGTAATTCAACTCTCCGTAGTATTCGATGTCGTTGTCGGCATTCCTGTCATAAGTGCCCTTGGTGTATTCCTCGACCTCAACATAATAGGTCTTGCAGTTGATGGTGAATTCGCTGTATTCCATAATGTTTACCTCACAAAGTTACGAGTTCAACAACAGTGTTATCGGGCAGATAACGGCGCTTTTTTTCTTCGCCCAAATCAAACAGATGGGCATTAGAAACATAAATGGTGTTAGGAGATTGCCTCCACATAAAGCCGATGTATTTGTAGGTCGTGCGCCCTCCGACCACTCGCAAACCGAAACCATCTGGCAAGCCTTGATCGTCATACAACTCAGAGGCTTCTGAAACTGTCATTTGCTTTTGCATGATTTACTCCTTGTATCGTTCCTGCGATGTTGCAGTATGGTGAATGTTAACACAGTTAAAACAATAAAGTGTAGTAGGGGATTACCCTACCACACCAAATGCGCTATTTCGTGAGGTAGATTGTGTGTTGGATGACCTCTTTTCGGGTTGTGCCAGCCTTGAGTTCTGCAAGGGTGTCAAAGCCCTTGACCCCGCATCCTTTGTCATCAGCAAAGTCCCAACCTTTGGCAAGGGTCACGATGATGCTGTTTCCCTCTGAACGCTCGTCATCAATGTGAGCGATCCAGCGGCGAGCATCGAGCAGATTGTTGATAGTTTTGCTCATGTTCGCCTCCTGATTAACGGCTGGTGGTTTTGACAAAGAAACGGGCGCTGGTCTTGGTGAACTGGGCATACACCTCTGCACCATGAGCCTTGATGAACTTTTCTTTGTCGAAGGTGGTGACATCTGACTCGCTGTAAGTAGCCTTGAACAAGTTGCCTTCGATGACTTTTGGGCCGCCCTTGCTGGCGCTGTCCTTGATGGCGTCCTTGATTGCGTCTGCCTTGGCGGTCAACTCAGCGATCTGAGCCAACAGAAAACCCAGCTCATCAACTTGGGTCAGGGCGATGTCGTTTGCGTTCATGTTGAAGTCCTTTCAGAATCGTTCCTGCTTGGTGCAGTGACTCCACTTTAACACAGTTAAAGCATCAAAATATAGGACAAACCCTAATTTTGCAAAAATATTTATCTGAGTTGCGTTTTTGCCACAAGTTCGATGGTGTCGGCAAGAATGTCCCATTCGTTGACAGAGTGGCGCTTGAAGTCATCCCTCGTGCCATGCCAACCCTTGCTTCCCCTGTGATGTTCGGGGCACAGGGGGATGACCAGCCAATCACTGGCTCTTTGGGCTTTTCCAACCCCTTCTCGGGGGTGGTGCAGTTCTGCGGGGGTTTCGCCATACCCCAAACGCCTGCACAGACCGCATCCCAGCCCCGCCACGGCGTTTTTCCAGTCTCGGACATCCATAGGTAGCCTCCAGATTAAACACGGCTTAAAACATGGATTCTTGCGTTTGTTTAACAGGCTCGATGAACATATCAATCTGCTTGCTGGCTTGTTCTATGCGCTTACAGGCAATGTCAAAATATTTGGGTTCTTTCTCTATGCCAATAAACTTGCGCCCCATCTGGATAGCGGCGACACCTGTTGTTCCAGAGCCAAGAAAAGGGTCTAAAACAATCTCATTTTTACGACTAGAGCCAGATATACATCTTGTAGGTAGCGCCAAAGGAAAAGGTGCTGGATGATTGATTAAATTATTTTCCATATGAGAAAACTCCCACACATTAGTTTGCATCGCCATATCAGGATTAAAGTAATCAGGCTTACCATTACTGAAGAAAAAAATATATTCAATTCTTGGATACCATTTTATTTTTGCTACATCTGGACTTGATGGATACTTCCAAATTATTTCTTGAATTAATCTATGCTTACATACATCAACAACCCACCAAGGATGTTTATATACGCCATCAACATATTTACCTTTAAAATTCCAATAAATTGCACCGCCATTTTTTATCGGCAATCCGTTTAATAGTTTTTCAACCCAATTTTTATATTCAATATCTTCTAAATTGTCTTCATAAGACTCATATGAAGATTTACGACCATTCCTGTTAAATCCACCAAAATTGTATGGGGGGCTAGTAACAACAATATCAACCTTTTTCAAAGTCGGTAAAATGTCCATGCAATCGCCCAAGTAAAGGGTTGCATCACCAATAATTACTTTTTCCATATTCATTTCTCACAAAGTCATTTTAATTTCAGAACGCTTGCTTGCCTCTTGTGACCTCCACACCTCGATGCGTGCTTCGGCGGCGATCAGCATCCAACGCAACTGCTCTTCCTGCTGGACGGCTTCCTTTAACGCCAGCAGATGTTCCTTGTATTTGGGATGGGCGTAGGCTTCCCTCTCCTGTGCGTTAGCGGCATCGTATTTGGTCATCGCCTCCTTCATCAGTTCCGCTTTCAAGGTCTTGCGGTATTCCTCGCAGTAGATGCGGTTGGCCTTGGCTTGGGCAAACTCAGCCGCCTTTGCGATCATGTAATCAACAGCGGCGTTCGGGTCAATCAGTTTGTCCGTCATACTTCCTCCATGTGTCCATCACGATAAAAACGAGTGTTGCCAATCAGACTTGGAATGCTCAAGAAGTCTGCCGACCCGGGGCGTATGGGGTTGCGCCTGAGTTCAGCACCATCGTAGGGTTCAGACTTCATCAGGTTCTTGGTCACAACTTGGGGAAGGCGTTTTTTGACAGGCCCCATCTCCTCCCACTTTGCCTTGCCTTTTTCCGTGGCTTTGAGCAGTAACCCATCACGCTCGATGTATCCATCGTTTGTCAGAGGTTGAATGCACGACTCAAGGAATCTGGACATTGATTCGCTTGTGATCATGGGTCGCAAGAATATGGCTGTGCATGGAACACGCACGATGTATTCAAGTGTCCTGTGAATCGAACTGTTGCGTGAATACTTTGAAACGATCATTTTGGGTAACTCCAGATTTCAACGATCAACTTGCCGGGTTTCTCCCTCTGCTCCCGAAAAATACACAAAGGGTTGAAGAACTTGTCATCCACCCCCAGTGCCTCTGCCACACCATCGAGCGCACTCTTTGAAGCCGCCAAACAGTTGTCAATGTCACGATGCCTTTTGTCAGGCATCTCAAAAGTCAAATGGATTTCGATTTGTTTTTCGTTCCACTCCCACTTGGCTTTGTTTTTTGCTTGCTTGGTGAGCAGGTACGCCTCGGTGCGTTCTCTGGTCTTGTGTTCGTATGTTGCTGACCAGTGCCTGCCCTTGGCTCTGTTGGGGAACAGGTCTGCGCTCGGAAAGTTCAGTTCGATTCTCATGTTGTTTATACAAGGTATATAGTTCTCGATCTATCCCTGCGTACAGCCCCGATGTGTCGTTCTTGCTCAAACTCTTTGCGGAACCCCAAGCCCATTCTCTCCACCCCTTGATCAGCATCAGTCTCAACAATAGTTGTAACTCTTCCTGATAGATCGCCTGTGAGTCGAAGGGCTTGGATGATGAGGTGTTTGGAGTATCTGTGTAGTCCATGTTTTTGATCGTCCAAAATTTTGTGTGCTTGATCTTTGGTCATTTCAATTGCCCATTTAATTGAATTTGTTTTCCGATCCAACTCATTACTGGCACAGCCATTGAACGACCAAGTGCGTTGTACCGTTTTGATATTGGTGGATTACCAACATCTGTCCATCCATCTGGGAAGCCTTGCAATCTTTCACACTCAACTGCTGTTAATCGCCTTACTTTTGTTCCAATAGAAACTGCGTGTTGATCTGTAGCGTTCAAAGTAAATGACAACTCATGGTTGTATCCATTACCACGAGGGCCGTTGTGATGCTCACGATTCAAGATATTTCCTTGAATGCCATACGCAACAAGATCAGACATCCTTCCCCAATCACCAGCCCTCAAAGTTGACGCTATATCTTCTTTTCCCCAAATGCCTATGCCTTGTCTGTCGAATGTGTTGATTGATACGCTACCGCTTCCAAAGCCATCTTGAGTTTCTCTGGTATGACTGTTTCTTTGAGTTCCATCCTTTTTAGCAATTTTTCGCAAATGCTCGGCTTCAAGAAGTATTGGTTGTCGATTTTGCCAGTCTCCAGTATCAAGGAGAGCAAAGACTCTTCTCCTCCGTTGCGGGACTCCAAACCATTTCGCATCCAACACTGCCCATTCACACAAGCCACCTCCTCCGCAAACAACACCCTCGTTTCCCCAAACAAATCCGTTGTTACTGAATTTGACCCCAACCAATGTTTCAAGAACTGTTCCAAAATCTCTCCCTTCTTGGCTTGACAAAGCGCCAACAACATTTTCCCAAAGCATAAATCTTGCACCGCATACTTTTTGTGCAAGCCTGAAAACACGAACACCTTCAAAAAACAATCTTGATGAATGGTTCTCATCCTCTTTAATTGTTTGAAGCCCCGTTCTCTTTCCTGCAATGCTCATATCTTGACAAGGCGATCCAAAAACCACCAAGTCAATGTGCCCAAGTTTTTTCAAATCTTCTTCAGTGATCTTTGTTACATCATGAAGATTTGGAACATTGGGATAGTGTTTTTTCAAAACGCTCGATTGATATGGAAGTATTTCTGCAACTGCTACACATTCCCAACCTAATGGCTTCCATGCAACAGATACAGCCTCAATCCCGCTAAACAGACTTAAGTACCTCATACTTCAATGACCCATCCAGCAAATTCGCCCATGCGGAAGAATTCTTTTCCATCTTTGACCAATTCTTTGTCAATTGGGATTTGAACTCCTGCAAGACTCATTTCTTTTTGAGTCACTTCCTCCAGTTTTGCCCCTTGCTGAATTTTGTATTGCATTCCAAGACGCTTTATGACTGTAGAAAAGTAGCCATTGTGGTCAAGCACCTTATCAACAATAATGATCACCCCACCTTTTTTTGTTTTGCTTTTAATAACATCCAAAAGTTTTTCCCTTTTGTGAACAGGAATGAACATCAAGGTAAGGAAAATAATATGTACTTGCGATTCTGAAAAATTAAAATCACAGATGTCTGCATTTTCCAAAATAACAGAAGAAGAATTTAAGTTTCCAAAACGCTCATTCAATTTTTTGCACATTGAAGAACTTTTTTCAATGGCATGAATGGTTGCATTTCTTTCTTCAATCAGGGGCAACAACTTATTGATCATGTTGCCAGTTGAAGAGCCGTGATCAGTAATGAGTTCTCCTTCGGTGAGATAGTTCCTGACAATATATGCAACCGCATCAGAAACCATTTCGTACCAAGGAAGTTGTTCACGCACATGATCGTTAAATTTGTCGGCAATTTCTTTTGATTCAAATGTCCATGATTCAATCTTGTTCATATCGTTCCTTGTATCAAATTATCTTTAATGCTTCTTTTGCAAACTGGACAGCAATCTTGCTCACGGGCAACCCTTCTTTTTCTTTGTGAAGGATTCGCCGTGCCCAATCTTTTGAGTCGCCAGTGAATGTGGGCTGTGGTTCATATCGGGGTGCTGACTTGCAATACTCGTCATAGCACTTCCAGCACCGTGCGCCATAAGTTGCCATGTCACTGTAGGAAGCCTCCATCAAACAACTGGTGCAGATGTAGGTCTTGAAATCTTGGCTCTCTTGTTTTTCTGCCTCGTATGATTTCTTTGCGTTGTAGTAACTCATGATTGATCCTTGTGGTAAACGCCTTCAATGATTCGGGGGAACTTGCTTGGGTTGAACAGGAAGTCAATGTCTGCCTTCCAGTTTTTGGCTCGACCTGTCAGAAACTTGGACTGACCAACCATGTCGAAATACCAGTTAAAGAATTCCAAGCCTTTCTCCCGATCCAGTTTGTCAGTGGTCACCACCTCCCTCCATCGGGCTGATATGGCTCTCTTGCGGGAATCGTTGACAACAGTGACCCTTGGCAACATGGGCAACTTTTCGTTGTAAAGGCTGACTATTTCCTCAATCGGGCAGGGGGGGGTCAAAACTCGGTTTTGACGGGGTGCGTCAGCACCTACATCTGTCTCTTTCTCTTCATCTTTCTCTGTCTCTCCCTCTGTCTCTGGTGCATCATTTTGATATCCGCTTGATATCATGCTGATATCACTATGTTCCAGCCAATGAGACAACTTGGAAATAGATGCTTGCGTATCACTTTCAGACATTCTTAAACGAAATGCAAGTCTTTTTGTATCAGGAAGGTTTCCATCATTCTCACTGGCAATGAGCCAGAGCATGACAAGCACTTTGGCTGACTTGGCATCCAATTCATGCCACTCTATGTCATCCAAGATGTCACGATAAAGTTTTATCCAAGGAGGGCGGCGATCCTTGAAATGCTGAAACTGTGACCAGTTTTTGATTTTCATTTTTAGCCCCACTCAACTGAATCGACAATCTGCAA